TAATACAGTTGGCAGTGGAACATGTTTTCCACAACACCTGCATTCTTTTGCTTTTTCTTGATACGTGCTCATATTATTTGCATCCTGTCCATTGCGTCTTTTAAATTTTCTGGCATTCTTGGAGCCCTAATCATATTATAGGAACTTGTTTCTCCGTCTGCCTCTGTTCCAAAATCATTGTCGTAACTCATTGACTCATAGGTGTGAATATTAACTTCTTGATTAGAATCAAACTTACTTCTGCTTATTGAGTTATAAATTGATCCACACACTGCATCCGCCAAGTCCTTGGAACCTTTTCTTGGGTGGTCAACCTTGTCTCTCATAATTCTAAGTTGGCATAGTTCGTCTATAAGCAATGGGATATGTGGCCCAACTACTCTTTCTTCGGCAACAACCATTGCCATATCATCATAATGCTTTTTAGCGACAGACAGAATTTCTGTATTGATGCCGTATTGTTTTAGTTGTTGCATCATATCATGTGAATTCCATCTGTCAAAGGTACATACACGAATTTTAAATCCTCGTGTTTTTAATGAAAGAATATAGTCTTTAACTTCTGTAAAGTCTACAGACTTATCTTTTGTTGGTGTCCAGAATCTTACTGCATCTATCTCAACAATTGGTGCAGGCTGTGAATAAGTATCCGTTACTTTTATGTTAACCCATTTGTTAACGTGGGCCATTGCAACTGCACAATGGTCATGTTTTTGAGCAAGGTCTACGTGTATAAAGTATTCTTTATCTGGATCTGGTATAAACCATTCTTCTAATCTGCCAAAGTTATCTACTGCTAGGTGAGCCTTATTAAAAGCCTTCTCAACTTTTTCTCTTGACTTAAAGAATGCATCAACTGCATCAGGTGGCATACATGCAAAACGTGATAAAGCATCCATAGGGTTTGTAAAAAATGCAACCTTAAAGTCATCAATCTTTCTTACTGGATTAACTTCCCATGTTGGTCTTCTTAATGCATAAACCTTTGGTATCTTGTATGAAAGAATGTGGTCCTCTTCCCATTGAATCTCAAACTCATTTCCTACAGTTCCGTCTGGAAGGTCTTCATCCATTTTAAATTTATGGTCACGAACCACTGTCTCTACATCTGCAACAACAGCGTTGTATCTCTGTTGAATATAGTCATTCTTATATCTAGGGAATGACAATAGGATGACCTTGCCGAAGTCTGGGAAACGAGAGTCTACTGATGCACGATACATATCGTATATTGCCGCTCCTGTTTTTGCTTGATCGTGTCCCGTTGTATTTTCAATTGCAAAGCCTGAAATCTCATCAAGGATAACAACAATAACGTTATAGCCTTCCCAGGCTTCACGCTCAGAGTGTCCAGAGTGCACTGTGATTGCTTTATCAAACTTAACTTCAGAAGCCTTGTCTGTGTATCTTCCAGCAAACCAAGGAGACTTTTCAATACGAGTCTTAAATCCTTTAAAGAATACGTTGCTTGCTTGCTGTGAGTTAATAGCAATATTAATAATATCAATGCTGTCGCCTGGAGGCTTTCCGTAATATGTAGCTGGATCTTTTAAGCACAATAGTAAATATACTATATATGAAGTTGCAATAGTGGAGCAGTAATCTTTACCTGATCCTTTCCCTAATTGCGCTACTACTTCATTAGCGGTTTGCTTGAACCTTATCTTTCCTTCTTCTTCTCCGAATAATTTGATAAGAGTTGACTCTTTATAGATCTGCGAACTTTTTTCGATAAGCGTGTACTGATATTCGGAAAGTTCTGGAAGCCCAAGGTATTCTGGACTTCTAACAAACGTTTTAAGATCGACTGGTTTTTCATCGAACTCCTCTCCATCAAGCATGTCGATAAGATCTTCAAACTCAAACGACATCGGCTTCCTCTACTGGGACTGATTCGATTACTCCAGTTATTTGGGACAATCTTTTTGCTACTTCCATCTTACACTTAGGGCACGTTGATGTAGTTTCTTTTAATATTTTAACAAGGATATCTTGCTTACGCTCTGTCTCTGCAATCTGAGATGCAATTTCATTATTTTCAAGAACGCCTATTGATTGAAGCATTGCAATTCTTTTAGTCTCTATATCTGCAATAAGCTTTAATGCTCCAGACTTTATTCCTAATTGTCCAGATTGATCTGCATCCTCGACTGTCTTCCAAGCTTCTTTAATAAGCATTGCATAGTGTTGATCCGCCCCTGAGATGGCCTCTCGAGCACGATCTCTGATGTTGCTATCATTATGCACAACGTCTTTCCAGTCATCGATTAGCTCAAGGACTTCTTTGCGCTGTATTCCTGTAGTGGTTGCAATCTGGGTGGGTGTGCTTCCTTTAAGAAGTTCTTCAACTACCCTATTCATTCTGTCAAAATGCTCTGACAATTCTATTTCGCTCATTATTACAGTATACTTTCAGTCGACTAAAATGTCAATCAGAATTAGCCCTAGCAATCTTATATAGGACTAGATATCCTATTAAATCGTCAATATCGTTGTCTCCAGCAAATCCTTGGTTGTTCTTTACCCTATTTAATTTATCATCAATGCGAACCTTTAATTGTTCTGTTGCATCCGCCGTTGAAAATATTCTGGCTGGTTCCAAGGCAGAGTTGCCATACGATATATTCTTTTCAATTAACATGTGTGCAATTTCATGGCATGCTCCCCAGATCTTATTGCCAGCTGGTGCACCTACTGATCTTAAATATAAATCACTACAATTAAAATTGTTGACATCTTCAAATACCGCCTTTAGCATTATCTTCTCCTAATTAATTGAAACTGTTCTAGGTATCTCTGTATAGTCATAGCAGAGACTTTGCACTCTTCGGCAATTTCTGTTACCGTCTTCTTCTGAACTACATATCTTCTATGTAGCCAATCTTTACTTTGATATAGCTTCATCGTTTCGTCAATATACTATTAGAATAGTGTGCGATTCCAAATGAATCTGCCACATCAAAATCTGTTAATGATAGGCTATACTTCTTATTAAAGTAATCAACTGTTCTTTGCTTACGCATATTGCGTAATTGATTTTGATACCAAGAGTCAGCATAACCTGGACTCTTTAATCTGATAGCCGCCTTTTCTTCCTTTGTAGGGTTCTTGTTGCCTATATATGCTTGCCAAGAGGAGGGGGCTATTGTAATAACCTTTGCTCCCGTAGACATTAGTTCTGCAATAACAACTCCATAAACATATGATAGTTTAATTACAGCATCTGCAGACTTAACAAATACCGCACCTTCAACAACAATATAATCTGACTTTAGTTCTTCAAGCATAGAATGCATCTTGACCTTTGCATCATGAATCTTATCATAGATATCCTCGCCTGACAAGTTAATCTTGCCCCATTTTAATGGAACATCATTCTCCATCAAACAAAAAGCAATAGAGTTAGTGGAGGCATCTATGCCCAATACTCTATTAGCCTGTGTCTTTTTTAAACTAGCTAATGTCATTAATCATCCTAAATAACTTATTTTTTAGATCTGCATTGATAGTCTTTTCACATGTTGAGCAGAAGTCAGAATTATTATATCTACTCAACTGCGATTTACATTTAGAACAGGGCCTTGCAGCACCGTTTCTAATTGCTTTCTTTTCATAATACTTTTCCATAATTCTTCTGTTTGTTGCAACACGGCAACATTCATCTGTACAGTATTTCTGATTATGTGTTTTAGGAACAAAGTCAGCCTTACATTCAGAATTAGCACAGATCATATATTGCTTACCGAGAACAACTCAATGTCGACAGTTCCTTCTGGACCGCCCTTTGCATAGCATTCTTTTTTAACTGGGCAATAAGTACAAGGCATCTTGGATTTAGTTGCACCTTCTGGCTTACGTGGAAGATCGCCATTCTGAAAGTTATCCCAGACTTCGCACATCCAAGCAAACGTGTGCTCGATAATCTTTGTATTCTTTTCATTCATTGAGATTGGAATAACTAGGATCTCTTGAGTATTCTTATTCTCATATAAAAAGAATCCTTCTTTAGCTTTCTTTAGTTTCATATAGGTCAATAGCTGAAGCATATGGTTATCTGTAGGCTTCATCTCTGACTGTCTTGTATCCCATACTTCTTGCTTAGCCGTTTTGATTTCACCAATCACGGCCTCGCCATCATACTCCATGATAAGGTCAATGAATCCTTTAATTGGGGGATACTCATTAATAATTTCTTCTTCTTCCGCTCTCCACTCAGGCATTGTCTTAATTAAATTTTGTAGTCTTTCGTGAGCCTGTGTACCTTGAGCCATGTTTGCAACAGCAACTGCATCGTTGTCGTCAATAAACATTGCGCCAGAGAAAGCCATATACCAATACCTAGGACACTTACCGTGACCATAACCTAATGAGCTTGGGCTAAATGATTTCTTTGTCATTGATCCGTCTGCACGTTTTGTATTTCTATACGCCTCATCAAGCAGGTTAGCAAACAATTCTGGATCAAAAAACTTTCCAGTATGCTTCTTGAATTTAAGATTCTTTACAATTTCTCTAGCCATTTACGAGTTATACCTAACGACATACTTAAGTGCATCTACAAGTTTGTCTATGGACTCCTTTACTGAATAATATACGTTTTTCTTATTGTTGTTTACGGTTCCCGCTTTGTCTTTAGCAATAGTTGAATAGATAGATGACATTACAGCAAACTTAGTAGACATAGCCTGAAGCTCCATAATAAGCATGGGTGCCTTTGCTGATGGGACGTCTGGGTTCATCAAAAGTTTTACGACAATAGCCAGAGCCTTGTCTAAGTGCTCATCTTTCATAAACTCATGAAGTTCATTAAACTCAGTTATATTGCTAATGAGTTCAAGTGTATTCTTATCCTCTGTCATTTTTAATCCTCTTATCTAATTTGTCTATAAATAAACCTAATGGGTAGCCAACTAAAAATCCTATTGCTATACCGCTAAGCAAAAACATTTCCATTACTTAGCCTTTGCTGGCTTTGCTTTGTATGGACCTAGGTCCGCTTTGATAGCGCCATCTTTTCTAATTCTTACAATTCTACCATCTCTAATAATTGTTTTATTAAAAGGTATTTTATTATTTGATCCCATTGTTGTCCTCCCAAAACTGGATCAGTTCTTCTAGAACTGCCCATTCAATAATTCCAAGTCTCACCTTGGAATCCTGTCCTATAATAATCTTTAATGCTGGGTACATATCTCTATTTACTTTAAAGGTATCTGTGCAAATCTTTGCCCAGTTATCTTTATTTAAATTAAAAGATGTTCCTGCTTCTTTATAATCAACAAGAAATTGCTTCCACTGAGCGTCACCCTTTTGGTAATCTCCTCTTCCGCTATTCTTTTGAGCTTTAGCACCATCACGCTTTACTTCTGATTTCTCTGACATTATCCTACCGAGTACGAATTTTTATGTCCGTCTGGGCATTCCCAAGAAATAATCATCTGTACTGCATCCCAAAAATACTCTTCTGCATTCTTATCACACTTACCGCAAGGCTTTACTCCACCCATCTTTTCAAGTTCTGGAGAAAAGATACGCTCTGGCTGATTAAGAAACTCATTAATGTTTGGCATTTATCTCTCCTATTAATTTGTCTACAACATCTTGATTTTCCTTTAAGTATGCTACAGCCTTTGCACGTCCTTGAAAACGTTCTCCATTTACTGTATACCATGCTCCACCTTTTTCTACTATGCCACACATTTCTGCAACATCTAAAGTTTCTCCAACGCTATCTACACCAAGAACGTTCCCCTGGTAGTAGAAGTCGTATTGTCCCGATAAATTTGGGGGGCCGAGTTTGTTGTAATCAATAATCCAGTTAACTGGCCTGCCAACTCTTTGTTCAATAATCTTGTCGCCAACTTTAATGCCAGCCTTGATAGCATTAGCCTCAGCTTCAGACGACCAGAGTTTAATGACTGTGGAAGAGAAGAACTTGACAGCCATGCCACCCGTGGGGATGTGACTAGCATGCATAGATCCAAACTGATTTCGTTGTTGTGAGATGAGAACAAGTAGTGTGTTTTTGTTTGCATAATTTAACATCTTGACTGCGTGGGTCATATCCTTTGCTTCAGCGCCGATTTGCTTTGTATCTTGCAAATCCTTCATTTCGTTTCCGTCTTTTTCAAAATAAATAGCAGGAAGCAATGCTGAGATTGAGTCTACTACAATCATATCAACACCTGCATCCATTAACTTAGTAGCAACGTCAACCATATCGTTAACAGTTTTAGCTGGAGAGTAAATAAGGGAAGAAGAATCTACTCCTAGTTGTTCCGCCCACGACTGATCGTAAGAAGCCTCTGCATCAATCCAAGCGCAAGTCTTTCCTTCTTTTTGTGCAAGAGCAATCATTTGTAAACAGAATGAAGATTTACCAGCAGACTTATTACCCCATACAAGCACCTGTCTGCCGTAGCCTAATCCTCCACGCAATGCAAAGTTTAATCCAATACTAGGAGTCAGTTGTTTTTCAACCTGTACATCCTGTGCTGATTGGACTCTTGCTCGTGTTTTTGGATCTAGCTTTGCTAATATATTATCGATATCTATGCTCATTTAAACTCTTTCTTTCTTATAGTATAGCATTAAAATAAATTTCCGTGAAGCCTTGGACGATCCTTATTTATATTAATTTTCTTTTCTAGAATTTCATCTAGGCTATGTAGAACGTGTTCTTCATTTCTCATTGCAGCATAAATATCAAGTAGTCTAATTATGACATCAGCCATTTCTTCTACTATGCTCTCGCTTCCTTTTGACTTTCTAATAGCTTCTAGAACTTCGGTTACTTCTGAATGGACCAGGGCTAACTTGTTTCCAATTTTGTCATGGCTGTATTCTCCATCCCAAAATCCTTTTTCTATTGCAATTTCATGAAGGATGGCAGACAGTCCGTCTAGCCCATACTCAGTTAGAATCTGATCCGACTGCATCTATTTCCCTTAAACTAAATGTGAACGACGGGCCTTCCTCGTCGTAGTCTATTACTAATTCTTTGCTACTGACATTAGCATCTAAAAACCTTAATGTCGGTACAATTATTTTGCCGTGCTCTTCAAGTATGGCAACCAGAACCTGGTTCATACTGATTGAAGTTACTAGGCCTTCGATATCATCTGTCATTTTATTTCCTTTACCATTAAAGTTCCATCATCTAAAGTAGATAGAACAACCTTACATTTCATTCCTTCTCGCATTTTAGCAAGGGACATTTTATACATTGTGGGGAAAGCAATCACTCTAGTTAGTTCTTTTTGGGAATTAGCAAGAACTATATGGCTCATTGTCTTTCCAGCTTTTGTTACGTATGGAGTAAAGTCTACTACAACATACTCGTCTTCGTCAAGGTCATACTCTTTTTTATACAAGTAGTCTACAAATGAGTTAGACCCCGCTGGATCCATTTCGTTAACCTTTACATAACGAGCAATTCTATTATCCCCTACAAGGATGAAGTACATCTGCCCCGTCTCAATTTGAGTTTGCTCTGTATGGAATAAACCAATCGATCCAGTTTCATCTACTAATTCAATACGTGCCCAACCATTTCCACGCTTAATTGATTTAACCATTCCAAACATTACAAATGATCCTAGGTCTTCAAACTCTTCAATAGGTCTTGCCTGGGATTTAATGCGTGGTGGAATTCCTTCTAGGTTAAACGTAGGTATGCCTAGATACTCGTAGTAACTATCTTTTTCATTTCCGTTTCTAGGATTGTCTGGGAACGCCGCTCCACCAATCGCATTTAAAGCAGAGATAGCACGGCTATTAATTCCGCTTCCCTTTTTAGAAGCTTTATCAATAAACTCTGAGTAAGAAGCAAATGGTCTTTGGTCAATAATTTTGTTTGCAATGCTATCTGAAATAAACTTTACTTCTCCGAGACCAAATCTAATCGAGTCTTCTTTTAACGAAAAGAATACATCTGATTCATTGATATGTGGAAGCTTAATACTTAACTTTAATCTCTTAGCCTCAATTAAATACTCTGTTCTTTTGTCCTTATCATTTTCGTTTTTAAGAATTGAAAACATGAATTCAAGAGGATAATAGGACTTAAGCCAAGCAGTATAATAACTAAGCATAGAGTAAGCAACAGCATGGGAGCGGTTGAAAGAATAGCCAGCATGAGCCTCAAATGTCTGCCAAAGGGTTTCTGCTTGTTTCTTAGAAATGTGTTTTGAAGCCCCAGCAACAAACTTATCCTTGAACTGGTCGAATTCTTTTGCATCTTTTTTCTTTCCAATAATCTTGCGGACCTTATCAGCCTCTGACCAAGTCATACCACCCAAGTGTACGCATGCTTGCATAACTTGCTCTTGATATATAATAACACCATATGTGTTCTCGGTAAAGGGCTTCATGATTGGATGAATAAACTTTACTGCCTCATTCCCGTGTTTACGCTTAATATAGGAAGCTCCTACGGTATTCATAGCCCCTGGTCGAACTAATGCGTTTGATGCGGCAAGGTCTTCAAATTTGTCAACGCCCATCTTGATTAGCAAGTTAGTGTAAGGTGTTGCTTCTGCTTGGAAAACACCTTTAGTGTAGCCTTCGCTTAAAATCTTATAAACAGATGGGTCATCAAGGGTCAAACTTGAAAGGTTAATTTCTTTTCCTGAACGTTTTTTAATTGACGCAATAGTATCAGAAATTACAGACAAAGTCTTAAGTCCTAGTGCATCTAGTTTAATAAGACCTATATCTGCAACCGTATCCATATCGTATGCAACGACAGGAATTCTGCCTGATACTAGGTCGCTTGCATCAGCTCTTGATTCAACTGGGGCATACTTTCTTAGGTCATCCTTTGCAACTACAACACCTGCAGCATGAACTCCAACTGATCTAATTCTTCCACGCAGTCTGTCTGCAAGCCACAGAACTTCTGGGTATTTGTTTCTAAATTCTTTAGTGTTTGGAGAATCAACAAAATCTTCAAAGGTATCAATAGATTTCATTGCACGGTTAACATCTGAAAGCGGAACCATAAATACACGAGCAGCATCTCTAATTACACCTTTATCTTTAAAGTAAGTATATGTAGAAATAGACGCAACGTGCTTAAACTTCTTCTTTAAATAATCTTTAACCTCTTTACGACGGCGGTCTTCAAAGTCTGTATCAATATCTGGAAAGTCATTACGTTCTGGATTAATAAAACGAAAGAACAATAAATCGTACTCTATTGGGTCCACGTCAGTAATTCCTAATGTATAGCAAACTAAAGATCCAGCTGCAGACCCACGACCAGGACCAACCATAATATTATTCTCTTTGGCCCAGTTAATCATATCTGCTACCACTAGAAAATATGAAGCAAAAGATTTGTTTCTAATTACTTCTAATTCTTCCATTAATCTTTGCTCATACACGTCATTGCCCAGCCAGTTGTCTGTCAAACGTAGTCTTTCTAGGCCCTGGAAGGCCATCTCAGACAGTTTTTGGTCGGCATTGGTCTTAGGTACAGGGAGTAGGTCTAAACCCCTGTTAAAATCGTATTCTTCAATTTTCTCAGATATCTCAATAGTATTATCATATATATCTGTACGAGTAATTCCTGCCTTATTAAAGTCAGCCTCAATTTCAGACCTTGATTGAATAAATAAATTGTAGTCCTGAAAGGATATTCTGCGGTCTGGATATAGGTAATTTAATCTTTCATTAATATCTTTAATCTGTCTAGACATTTCAAAGTCAGCATCTTTATCCATCTTAGGAGATGTCGACAATATAAGCATTGCCTCTTCTAATACTCTATCTTCTTCCTTAGCAAAGTGAGCATCTCCTGTTGCCACCGCCTTAATTTTAAGCTTGTCTGCTAATTCTAAAAGGGCGGAGTTGATCTCCACAGGGTTATGTGACTGCACTTCCACGTAAAAATCTTGTCCGAAAGTTTTCTTAAAGCCGTTG